ACACCAAGAGTTAATAAAAGTTAAAACGAAAATAATTTGTGCGCTTATGCTTGTATGTTAGAAAAAAGTTGTATCTTTGCAACGTGTTACTTAAACAAGTTGAAATATGAAAGAGTTAGTAAAGCATTTCAAAGAGCAACCGAAAGAAGCGATTAAAGAAGTCGCAATGTGTTTAGCTATTTTTGTCGTATGTGGTGCGATGTTGTTTCTATCTGCAATCTTGCAGGGGTGTAGCGTTTCAAAGGGTGTGACGATACGGGGCAAAGCAACGATAGTAACAACCGATACAACGGTAGTCAAGCACAACGGGGCGTTGAAATTCAAAAAATCTATGTTTAACAATTAAAGTTTACTACAATGAACGAAGAAAGAAAAGCATTTGACGAATTTTTGTTTGCCGCTTTGTCGGCGTTAGGTAGCCTTATGGCGTGTAACGAAGTTTGCCGCAACCAACGTGCGGTTATGAAAATAAACCGCTTTCGTGCGTGGCTTATGGATTTGAAGTCGCAAGCAAACCCCGAACCGAATTTGCCGTTTGACGGCGAACCGCAAGGACAGACAGCCGAATAACAATTAACAACAAGTTTAACAATTAAAAGATTACTACAATGAAAAGTTTTGCAAGTAAATTTAACAAGACAACTTTCGGTATTGACACAACCGATTTTCAGTACACCAAGTTAGCCGATATTTTTAACAGCGAAAGCGAGGGCGGCAAAGACGTGGTACACAAAATCAACGGGCTTTATGTGCATAAATCACAGTTAGGCGACAGCCCCGTAATTATTGATGAGGAAAACAAACGGTTGGTAAACTTGCCAAGCCACACCGCCGAAACAGTGCGTGAAATACTTGCCGATGATGAGGCGGTACAAACTATCAAAGACGGCAAAGTTGGGTACACGATTTACGAGTACGAGAGCCACGGCAAGAAGTGTTGCTCTATTTCGTTTGTGGACTTGTAAGAGTTTGGAAAGTTATGTTTAACTTTGTAGGGGTGTAAGAGATTGCACCCCTATTTAATATAATACCGTTATGGCAAAGTTAGGTTTTAAGATTAAATTTACAAAGTCTGTATTTGGAGCAACCCAACGGGCGAAAATCAAAAAAGAGATTTTGCAAGCCGTTGAAAGCAGCCCCGAATATAGAAAAGAGATTGCAAGGGTTTTCCAAATGGCAAACCGCCGTATTCAGAACATAGAGCAAAGCGGACAACTTTCGCCAGCCGTGCAAGCGTTAAACAAGGGCGATATTAAGGGGTTTACAAAGTTTTCAATGAAAGGCGATTGGAACACGCTAAAAATTGAGTACGGCAAGGCGATTTCGTTTTTACGCCAGCCCACCAGCACGGCGCAAGGTGCAAGGCAGTACGGGCAACACATGCAACGTATGTACGACCTAACACCCGATGAGTACAACCTTATGGCAAGGAACTTGCAAGGCAAGTTAAACAGCGTTTCAGACAGTGATTTTGTTGAGCGTTATTTGATGCGATACAAGGATTTCACGGGCGAAATGGAGCAAAGCGCAAGCGATATAAGCACCCAGATAGAAAGTGAAGCGCAAAGCATATCACGGGCGATTGATGCGGAAATAGAGCGGCAAGCGAATGAGGTAGCCGACCAAATGGAGGATATGCAAAACGATATAGAGCGCATTTTGCGCAACTTTAATAAGTTTGGGTTATGAAAAAAATACCTTTTGAGTTACAAGAAAGAATAAACAGCCCGACCGAAATAAACGAAATTCTGAAAGCCGCCGTAAATGAAAAGAACATTATCGGAAACAGCAAGGGCGAACGGTTTTATAATATACCGTGCGCATTTGATATTGAAACTACGAGTTTTTACCGTGATACGGACGGACGGGCGTACACATACGAGCAAGTGCAGCGTATGCGGGACAGCAACGGGCGCAAGGCGAAATTAGAGAAAGCCGCTATAATGTACGTTTGGCAGTTTGGCATAAACGGATATACGATAATGGGGCGCACGTGGGGCGAGTTTGTTGCGATGATGCAGACCGTAAGCGAGGTTTTGCAGTTATCCGACAAATTGCGCCTTATTGTGTATGTGCATAACCTTTCATACGAATTTCAGTTTTTGCGCAAGTGGTTTGAGTGGCAACGGGTTTTCAGTATTGATTTACGTAAACCGATATACGCAATAACAACGGGTAACATAGAGTTTCGTTGTAGTTACTTGCTTTCGGGTTATTCGCTTGCAAAGTTGGGCGAGCAACTTATGAAATACAAGTGTGAAAAAGCCGTGGGCGATTTGGACTACCAGCAAATAAGGCACAGCGAAACGCCGCTTACTGATGCAGAGATACACTATTGCATAAACGATATTAAAGTTGTTATGTGCTATATTCAGGAACGCATAGAGGAAAGCAAAGGGATAACCCACATACCGATAACAAAGACGGGGTTTGTGCGCAAGTATTGCCGTGCGCACTGTTTGCGTGAAAAGAGCGATGCAGGAAAGACCGTGCCGAATTGGGATTACGTGAACTTGATGCAGGAACTACAAATTACGGGTATGAACGAATTTAATATGCTACAACGTGCGTTTGCAGGCGGCTTTACACACGCAAACGCCGAATATACAGACGAAATAATGTATAACGTGGATAGTTACGACTTTACAAGCAGTTACCCCTATGTAATGATAGCGGAAAAATACCCGATGTCGCAAGGCGTTGCAATCACGGTTAAGAGCATGGCGCAATTTGAGTTTTTAATATCAAAGTATTGTTGCGTGTTCGATATTGAGTTTACCAACATATTTGCCAGCGAAACGCAAGACAACCCGATAAGCGCAAGCAAATGTTTTGTTAAGGAAAACCCGTGCGAGAATAACGGGCGTATTGTGGCGGCTGCAAAAATTGCGCTGACAATTACGGACGTGGATTTTAATATAATCAAAAACTTTTATTCATGGCAAAGTATGCGTGCGGGTGAAATGTACTGTTACAAGAAAGACTATTTGCCGACACCGTTTGTAAAATCTATCCTGCATTTGTACGAAAGCAAGACGAAATTAAAAGGGGTTGAGGGCAAAGAAGTGGAATATCTTAACAGCAAGGAAATGTTAAACAGTTGTTACGGTATGAGTGTAACAAACCCGTTGCGTGATGAGTTTACATATACCGGCGAATGGGATATTAACTCAATGTCGCCCGAACAAAAGCAGGAACTATTATACAAGTACAACACCAGCAAAAACCGTTTCTTGTTTTACCCGTGGGGTATCTTTGTAACCGCATACGCACGGCGCAACCTTTTCACGGGCATACATGAAGCGAAAGACGATTACATATACAGCGACACCGACAGCATTAAGATAATGAACGGCAAGGCGCATGAAGCGTATTTCAAGGCGTATAATATGCAGGTGCAAATGAAATTGCGTGCCGCCTGCAAATATCACGGTTTGCCGTTTTCGCTTTGCGAGCCGCAAACGATAAAAGGCATAACAAAGACTTTGGGCGTGTGGGATTTCGAGGGTACATATACGAGGTTTAAGACTTTGGGCGCAAAACGCTACATGGTGCAAGAACCGAACGCACTCAAAGCAGGCGGACGGGCATACGATTTCAGTTTAACCGTTTCGGGCGTAAACAAGAAAGCCGCAATACCGTATCTTATTGAAAAGTACGGCGAAAACGGGATATTCGATGCGTTTACCAATTATTTGGATATACCGCCGCAAGCAACGGGCAAAAACATACATACTTACATAGACTACGAGATACAAGGCGAAATAACCGACTACAAAGGCAGCACGGCGCACTACAACGAACGCACGGGCGTACATTTAGAGCCGACAGGGTACAGCCTATCTTTGTCGGTTATGTATATAAATTATTTGCGAGGCATTAAATTTAAGGACTAAAATAATAAGAGTATGACAACAAGAAAGACAAAGGCAGAAAAGCCGAAATTTTACGACTTGAAAGCGATTTTAAGTAAGAACGCCGATTATAATGTTATATTTGGCGAGCGGTCAAACGGCAAGACTTATGCAGCCTTAAAATATGGTTTGGAAAACTATATTAAGACGGGCAAGCAAACGGCGTACATACGCCGTTGGCGTGAGGATTTGAGGGGCAAACGTGCCGAAAGTCTGTTTGCAAATCACACCGCAAACGGGCTTATTGAGGACCTGACAGAGGGCAAATTCAATGAAGTGTTCTATATGTCTAACAAATGGTTTTTGTCGTACTACGATGCAGAGAAAAACAAGCGGACACCCGACACAACCCCGTTTTGTTACGGGTTTTGCCTTTCGGAGCAGGAACACGAAAAAAGCAGCAGTTACCCGAATGTTACAACGATTGTGTTTGATGAGTTTCTGACACGGCGGTATTATTTGCCCGATGAGTTTATGTTGTTTATGAACCTTTTAAGCACGATAATACGCCAGCGCAACGATGTTAAGGTTTTCATGTTGGGGAACACCGTAAACAAGTTTTGCCCGTATTTTACCGAAATGGGGTTGAAGCAAGTGCCGTTTATGGAGCAGGGCACTATTGATATATACCGCTTTGGCGAACACGGCGCAATAGTGGCGGTTGAGTATTGCAGTAGCACCGTACAACACAAAGCCAGTAACAAGTATTTTTGTTTCGATAATCAAAACTTGCAGATGATTACGGGCGGTAAGTGGGAACTTGCCGTTTATCCGCATTTGCCGTGCAAGTACAAGCCGCAAGACGTGTTGTTTGTGTATTATATCAAGTTTAACGATGTTGTTTTGCAGGGTAACATTATCCAAGTAGGCAACGAATGTTTTACGTACATGCACGCCAAAACAACCCCGATAAAAGATGAGGAAAACAGCCTTATTTATTCGCTTGAAATGAACGGCAAACCGAACTACAAACGCAAGTTGTTAAGTACGGCAAGTTATGTTGAGCAGCAAGTAGCACGGTTTTTCGCAATAGACAAAGTTTTCTACCAAGACAACGAAATAGGCGAAATTGTGCGCAATTATTTAATTACGAGCGCAAAGACAAACATAGTTTCGTTGAAATGAAAATTACGGGCGGTTTGGTGCAAATTTCGTGCCCAACCGACCGTTTTACAAATAAAATGTCTATCTTTGCAAGTAGTAACTAAATAATAACGATATGGACGCAAATACTATTATTCAAATCATTTCAAGTTTGGGTTTTCCTATTGTGATGTGCGGGGCTTTGTTTTGGTATATGGTGAAACAAAGGCAGGCGCACCAAGACGAAACGGAACACTTAAAAGATACGATAGCGGAAAATACGAAAGTGTTAGCCGAACTTACAACCCTAATTAAAGTTTTGACAGATGAAAAGGAAAGATAACATATACAAGTTGTACCAGCAACAAATAAGGGACAAAGACACCGCCGTAACTGAATTTATGGCGAACACTTTGGCGAAAACTCAAAGTATGTTTGAGTACGAGGGTTTGCCCGAAAGCATACCGCAAAAAGAATTGGAGCGGCTTTTGCAGACAACGGGCAACGCTTTTGTTACCAGCGTGGACGGCGTTTTGTATGCTCTATCGGGCGGCAAGGGCGGCGAACCCGATGTTTACGGACGGGCAACGCTTTACACCGTGGCGAACCCTGCATTAAAGTTAAACAAAACCTACGATATACAGAAAGACGGGGTTTTGATTGAGAATGACAGCAACGGCGAAAGTCTTTTGCCGCTGATTGGGCGTTATGCGGTTTTATATACTGACGGGCTTATTTCGTTGAACACCGCCAGCATTTTAACCCGTATCACGATGCTTATAAGTGCCAGCGATGACAAGACAAAACAGAGTGCCGAAGAGTTTTTGCGCAAGATACAAGACGGCGAGTTTTCAATTATCGGCGAAAACGCATTTTTCAAAGGCGTAAATATGCAGACCTCACCGACTACAAACAGCGTGTACATTACGCAACTTATTGAACTGATACAGTACTACAAGGCAAGTATGTACAACGAATTGGGGTTAAACGCAAATTATAATATGAAGCGTGAACGCCTTAATTTGGGTGAGGTATCAATGAATGTTGATGTACTTTTGCCGTATGTGGATAATATGCTAAAAGAAAGACAAAATGCAGTTGAAAAGATTAATGCGATGTTTGACACCGAAATTTCGGTTAAACTTGCAAGCAGTTGGGGTTTGGAAAGGGATAATTACAACGCTTTGGCGGCTGATTTGGAAACGGCAAAGGAAAACCCCGACCCGACAGACGAACCCGAACCGACAGAGGAAACAACCGAAACAGACGGAAACGACACGGAAACAGAGGAAACAGAGGAAACGAAAGAAACGGAAACGGAAACGGACGGTAACGATACCGAAACAGAGGAAACAGAGGAAACAGACGAAAACAAAGAGGATAAGCAATGAAATACAGCGAACTATTTACAACGGGTAACGGCATATTCGCAACCGTTTTTAAGACCGAATATCCTACAGAGTACGCCGCAATTTTCGGCGATACCGACCCGACCAAGTTAGACGCTTACGCCTTACTGATGTACGGCGGCAAGACCGTTGTAAGCAGCATAACCAGCGACAACGCAAGCGATGTTGTTTCGGCGGTGATTGCGGTAAACGTGCAAGGCTGGGAACGTGAAGCGGCGGCGATGTTAGCCGATTACGATGTACTGACACCCGTAACGGGGCAAGTTGAACGGACGGAAACCGTAACTTTGCAGGAAAGCACCGACAACACCGAAACGGGCGCAAACAAGGCGTTTAATGACACCGATTTTTCAGACAGCGACCGAAAGGCCGCCAACGATGAGAGAAACCGCACAGAGAGCCGCAAAACGACCGAAACAAGCAAAGGAACGGGCGCAAGCAAATCAATTTCGGGCGAAATTGCAAAAGAATTGCAGTTAAGGCGTGATAATTGGAGAAAAAACATTATCTTTGCACTTGTAAGCGAGATTACAACGAGTATTTACGAATAACTAATTTTAATTTTTAGCAATATGGAAGTAAAACAGATTTACACGCTTATTAACAGCGTATCGGGTGAGGTTTTGGGGCGCACTGATATTGTTACCGAAGACCTTACGGGAATTGTGGATTTAGGCACGGAAGTGTTTAACCAAAATGCAGTTGACAATTACGTTAAATCACTTGTAAACCATATCGGCAAGGTGATTTTCGTAAACCGACCTTATGCGGGCAAAGTGCCGTCCGTGCTTATGGATGCGTGGGAATTTGGCAGCGTGTTGGAAAAAATAAGTGCAGATGTTCCAGAAGCAGAGGAAAACGACACGTGGAATTTGACGGACGGACAAAGTTACAACCAAGATGTTTTCCACAAACCGACCGTAACGGCAAAGTTTTTCAATAGCAAGGTTACGTTTGAAGTACCCGTATCAATCACCGAAAGACAGGTTAAGGAAAGTTTCAGCAACGCCGCACAGTTGAACGGATTTATTTCGATGATTTATGCAGCGGTTGAAAAGAGCATGACAATTAAGGCAGACGCTTTAATCATGCGCACAATTAACAACATGATTGCGGAAACCGTGTTAGCCGATGCGGTTGCGTTTGGCGGTACGATAGGCGACCTTACAAGTGCCGACCTTTCAAGTGCAAGCACTGCAAGATGCGTAAACCTTTTGAAGTTGTACAACGATAAGACGGGCGCAAGCACAAAACTTACGGCTGCAAAGGCGATAACCGACCCCGATTTTATCCGCTTTGCATCTTACGTAATGGGAACTTACGCCGACCGCCTGCAAAGCATTTCGACCGTGTTCAATGTTGGCGGCAAGGAAAGGTTTACCCCGAAAGATATGTTGCACGTTGTACTTTTGTCCGACTTTGCAAAGGCAGCGCAAACCTATCTTTATTCCGACACGTTCAACCGTGGCGATGTGCTTTTGCCGCAAGCCGAAACCGTACCTTTTTGGCAGGGCAGCGGACAGAACTACGAGTTTGCCAGCACGGGTAACATTAATATCAAGGAAAGCGGCGGCAAAGCCGTTGAAATTTCGGGCGTGTTGGGCGTAATGTTCGACCGTGATGCGTTGGGCGTTTGCAATCTTGACAGACGGGTAACGACCAACTACAACGCAAAGGCAGAGTTTTTCAACAACTATTACAAGTTTGATGCAGGGTATTTCAACGATACAAACGAAAACTTTGTAGTATTCTTTATTGAGTAACTCAATAGGTATTAGATTGTTTAACTTTGGCGGTGTGGGTGCAGGTGAAAGCGCACCGCACCGCCTTTTTCTTTTCAGATATGACAACGATAAACTTTTATAACTACAACGGACACCCGAACACGGTAAACAAGCAGTTGGGCGAGTTTACGGCGATTGAGGGCGATTTGCGGCAAACTTTCGATGTGTTGCGCCCGACCGTAACACTACGAAAGCAACCCCGACCGACTTTCAATTACTGTTATATACCCGATTTGGGGCGGTATTATTTCGTGGATAGAGTAAGTTTTGAGGGAAACAACGCCTACGAACTTGTATTGCGTGTGGATGTTCTTAAGACCTACGAAACGCAAATTTTAGCGGCAACGGGGCGCACCAGCGAAGCGGACAACCCGAACCCGTATATTTCCAACCGTGAAACGGTTTTCGACCGCCAGCCGAATTTTGAAAAAGTGCCGTTTGCAAATACGGGCTTACTCAATGAAACGGGCGGCATTATCATGGTAACATTAAAAGGAACAACCGAAAATTAAAGAGTATGGCAGTAATTATAAACGTGCCTAACGCACACGATGATAACAGCACATGGAATGGCAGCGTATGGGATATTAACGTAAGGACTAACACCGATTACGTTTTCAAAGGTGATATTACAGCGTCTTACCTAAATACGAGCGGCGAACCCGTAACCGTAACACTTGACATGAACGGCGCAAAGGTTTGGGCGTTTGGCGAACTTTCGGATACTGATGCAGACACCGAAATAACAATTAACGGGCAAACCCGTAATGAAAACGAAATGGACGTTACTAACAACGTGCCTAACACGACCGTACAAGCCAACCGAATAAGCAGTTATGAAGCCAAATTGACACTGACGGCAAACGATGATTACAAGATAACAACGGCAAAAGTAAATTACACCGATGATTACGACTACCCAGCAGAGGACAACATGACAATTTCGCAAGACGGTAAAACGGCGAATTGGAATAGCGAGTATTGCAACACGGGCGAGCCGTTTATTATTTCGGGCGAAACGCAAAGCGAGGGAACGCCCGAAATAAACGTTATAAACAACATAACGGGCAGCGGTGTAACCGAGCAACACACGTATGACGGAGAAACGGCAACTTTCACCGTTACGGGGCAATACAGCCCGAACAAAGTGCGTTTCTTTAATCTCAAAGCGAGTTACACGAACAAGGCAGGAACAGCGACCGAAACGCCGTTTGTGGTGCAGGATTTGGAACACAGCCAACAAGCGACATTAACCGTTACCGACATAGACCCGAAACAGCCCGTAACGCTTACGGGTAGTTACGATAGTGTAATAGAGGTTGCAACAAGCCTAACGAATTGCACGGCAAACGATGATTTACCACAATACGTGAAAGATAAGCAAGTATTAACCGTTACACTTACGGCAAACGAAAACACAGAGTTTGACACCGAGCGAAGCGAACCAACGTTTTATTATACCGATGATTACGGCGAACCGCATACGCAAAAACTTACAATTTCAGACGATAAGAAAACGGCAACAGGCAGTTTAACGGTTAGCGGCGATTGGAGCGAAATTTCGATTATAGGTGAAGCGTACCCCGTTACCGTTGTGGGCGAGCAGTACGGGGCTATAAACGTGTATTTGGTAACACTTGATGAGTTGGCAGAGTTTAGCGCAAAACGGTTTTTCAAAGAAACGGGAACAGACCCAAGCACGGGCGCACCCATATACGAAAACATAGATTTGGGTGCATACGTGAACAAGATACGCCGTATTTACACCAACATAGGCGCAAGCAGCACTGATGTAATACGATGCGGCAACTACAACACGGGAGTATCTTGCCACCAGCCAGCGCAAGACAAAATAACGCTGGATTTCGGCACGGCGGTAGTACCAGCGCACAATGAGGACAACACCGACTACGAAAGCGAAATACAAATCTTTTTGCCGTTTGCAGGGTTTGTAAACCTCAATACCGATTATGCAGGCAAAACGATAGCTTTGCAGTACGTTATAAACGTGGTAACGGGCAACGGGGTTGCGCTTTTGAGTTGTGACGGCGTTGTATTTCAAGTTGAGGAAACAGAGCCAAGCAGCGAAATAATATACCTTTCACCAAGTACCCAAGTTAAAACCGTGGGCGGCGATGATTGGAACGAAATGTTATATTACGGCTTAGAACCTTACATTTACTGCAAGTGGTACGAGAGCGCAAGCAACGGGCGAAACAATGACAGACAAACGGGCATTTTAGGCGATTTCAGAGGGTTTAATATCTTTGATGATGTAACACCTATCCACACCGCCGAAATGCTGACAGAGGAACAAGAAATGATATACACGGCTTTGTCTGACGGCATTTATATTGAGTGATGCGCAACCAGCAAAAGAAAAGGCGGCAACTTGATTGTTACCGCCTTTCTTTGTGCCGTGCTGATTGTTATTTGTCCTGCATAATATCCACACCCGTTAAACCGATGTACAAGTTTGTCGGGTAACATTCGCAAAAGGTTTTGAAACGCCCGATAAGTTTTTCAGCGGCGATAAAGTCGTATGCTTGATTTTTGCAGGCACATTCTTTCGCAAACTTGATGCGTGTATCACGGTTAAACACGATTTGATTTTCTAAAATGCCGACACCCGTTTGCAGGCTTTCGGCAATGCTTTCCAAACTTGCACGGATTTCGGGCGCATTTGCCGCCAAAAAGTCAATGTGTTTCTTACTTTGCAATAACATTTCTTGCAATGCGTTCAACACTTTTTGATTTTGATAAAGTAAGTCAGTTGTTTTCATTTTGATAAGTATTTAATTGTTTAACACGCTGCAAAGTTAAGCATTTATTTCACCTGCAAGCGGTTGGCGTGTTATTTTGTGTTAAATTATTCTTTTAACTTTGTTTAACAA